CGGTAAGTCTTAATACGCCAGATGTACCGGTATTAATTCCTGTTAGAGAATATACTTGAAACTTACCTGGAGTTTGTGATGATCTAAGAGATACGTATCCCAAAGATGTTGCAGAATTAGAATCATCCCAAGTAGTAATAAGTGAGTTAATATTAACACCACTGTATTCTAATATGTCTAAACCGATTTCAGTAACTGAGGCAGGCGTTGCATTATTAAGTCTAATTGTACCTGCACCGGTATCTTGGGCAGTATTAGTATTAGTACTGAACTGGTATGTTAGTGTAGAGTATGCTTGTAGTGGAAATACGGTTGTACCGTCGTTGGTAAACTTCCACATATTATCAGATTCATCGTATATGATGCTGACGTTGGCTGCAGAACCACGATTAATTACTATTGAAGAGTTGGTTGCTGGTTCAGGGTCGCTACCAGTTAATTGACTGTTAAGAACAATCTTATTGGTACCAACTTCTAATGTCTGAGTGCCCTGGAATGATGTGACGCCAGTTACAGTAAGATTACCAGATATAACAAGGTTGTTGCTAACGGATAAGTTACCGTTAGAAATAGATATATTTCCCTTGGTTACCACCAGTCCACCATTAGCCACAGTCAATGTATTTGCTACATTGATCTTAGCATTGGCTTCAATATTACCCTCTACATTGAGGTTCTTGCCACCGGAGATGTTGACGTTACCGGTGATGGTGGTTGTGTTTCCAACTGTTAAGGTGTTAGAAACGATCAGGCCATTTTTGACTCTGAAATCTTGATTAGACATTAGTTTCCCTTTCCACTAATATCCTTTATTTATACTACTTTAACGTTGTGCGAATAAGCTTGTAAGTTAGATTATTTGCAAATGTATAATCGACAGTAGCAGAATAAAGTCTTGCGTGGGTTGTATTAGAATTAGCTGTAAAACTCACCAACTGACTGTTTGCATAAACAGTGCCATATTCTGTAGTGAACACATTACTAAAACCATACACAAGAGAAATCTCTGTCATGGACACTTCATTGGCTGTTGAAGACTGAACTTGAATCGTATACTTAGCTGTTTGATAAACCGACACATCAATTGCATCGATCAGCTGTGCATTATTATTTGCGAATGTTAATTGAACAGTATTGGCTACTAAAGATCCAATGCCGTCAAATGTAATAGAATTACCAAAATAAGATTCACCAACTACGTTTAACGAGCCACCAATATTAGCAGAACTTGTAATATTGGCTGACCCGGTTAAAGTCAGTAGTGTGGTGTTGATGTTAAATGTATTTGAATTTGCAGTGAAGTTGACCGCGGTGCTATTACCAGTAAGTGCAAGAGCATTGAATGACGTATTTACTGCGAAAGTAGCATTTCCTGTAAGTCTGGCAGATGCATAGTTGATTACAAGATTAGAAGCTGCTATAATCGTATTATCGGATGAAAGTAGAATATTATTAGATGTTACATTGGTGTAATGGCCAACTATTGTAACATTACTAGAATTAGTAGCATTTGAAAAGCCTATAGTGAGGCCTTGAAGGGTTGCTGTGTTACCGGCAGCACCACCTCTTAATAAAGGGGTAGCAAGAACGTTTGCTGAGAATATTCCAATTACAGATCCATTGCCGTTAGTATTGGCACCTGCGGTAGATCCAAGCACGGTCATTGCCTCGCTGGTCATAGCACTAGCTAGAGTATTAACTCTTTCAACTACTGTTTGAAATGTATCAGTAGCAATAACTACATTGGAAACGGCTTTTGTCATTTATCTATCCTATTTGCTAACATCATTAGCATATCTTTAATATCCTTGATATCACTTTTTAAGGTGGTTACCTCTACCTCTAGAGCTCTTTGAGATAGGATCTTTTCTTTTTCTTTTCTATACGTATTTAACGATTCCTGATCTACAGATATAACTGCATTAGATTTTGGATCTCGTGTAAACCCTTTAGCCTGTGTCATACTGTAGTACAAATAACTCTTAGGTCATCAACGGTCGGAAAATCGGTAGAACTATCAGAAACGAACACCAGCTTAACAGCGAATGATTTATATGTATCAAATGCAGAATACTTACCGTTATAGTAACGAATTACTCCACCATTAATAAAGTTCTTATAAGCTGAGTTAGGTCTTGCACATACCTCAACTACTTTACCACCACCTCTAAAGTTACTGAATACTGAATTGCTTGTATCAACAACTTGCTCAACTGTAAATGTAGTTGTATTAGCTGCTGTTACCACAGAGACAATACTATTGTTAGGAGATACTTTATCGTATATTCTCAATACTTGCCCTTGTGAAATAGAGCTGCTAACTGTTATAGCCGTATTATCTCTTACAAATACACCAGTATTAGATGTTGCTAATGCAAACGTAGTTGGAATAGCAGTAGTATTGCTAGCAGGTAGACTGGCTAATGTAAAATCATTTACAGGGTATGGTGGTAATGAATATTGTAAATCTACGTAATCTTTTCTATTATCCGGATTACTAATTAGATTAGGAGGGGCTAAGGATTGTAGTTCGGTCCAGTTCTTTAATTCCATACCCTCTGTATCTAAAGGATTAAAGAACTTAACATAAGCTTTAACATCCGTTCCAGATGGTCTGTGAGCAGTTACAAATACTTTAATATCTTCTGAATCTTGACCTTCCGCTAACGTTACACGCTTGGAGATGAACTTAGCTTGTGCACCACCCTTATTAGGTAGGTGTTCGTTTACTGTATTTGCATTACATACAAATCTCCATGCATCGAACTTTAAATACTCTTCATTTACAACCGGAGACGTATATTCATTAACTGTACTTAGTGTCAAGTTAATATTAACAGACTTACCGTTTTCTAAAGTACCTGCATTCTGTGCTTCGTTAGATCTAGAATAAATGTATGCTTCAAAATCACTAAACCCTGTCTTCTCGTTAAATAAGATAGGATAGCGCTTGGTGTTTGTAGTATGACCAGTTCCTGCAAAACTTACCGATCCTGTTACCTCAGTGCCAGATGGTAGGAATGGTAGATAGTCGGTTCGGAACGCATTAATTCTAAAGTCGTGTAAACCGGCTACTGATACATATGCTCCGGACTCAACCCCAACTACGTTGGATGAAGGTGCAAAGTAAGCGGTAGCATTAGAGCTTGATGCAATTAAAGCCAGTTGATTGGCTGAAGGGTAGTGGTGGAACACTCTTGCAATGACTGTGTCTTGATACTTTGCTGTAGTGTTAGAGAAAGATGGAGGGTCCTCTAAGGTCATAAACGTATTATTGGTAATAGCCTTAATAGCTCTTACATTATAATTTGTAGCCGATCTTAATACAATAAGATCGCTAGGGGCAAAGGTTGTAGAGAATACTGTATTGGTACCTACAATGTTAGCAGAAGATGAATTAGTAGATACTGTTTGACCGGCAGGGTCACCTACGTTAATATAAACAGGTTCACCTCCAATAAAATTACCAGATAAATTTGTAGCATTATAATAAAGCAATTCATAGTTTCTGTTAACAGCTCTATATGTTTTATTGTTGGCAGTAAACTTAGCTATGTTTACACGCATCATTAAGTCTGTGTCGTTTAACGGGGTAGTAATAGTACCGTTAGTAAGTACAAATAGCTTGCCTGACATAGCACCGGCAGAAACTGCACCCGCAACACCTACGTTATATTGTTCGTTTGATCTATTTTTAAATAATTGAAAACCTGTATCACCACCATCAAATTTAACTACAATAGAATAAAAGCGATTTGTTTTTAACGCTACTGGAGACGTAAACTTAAATATTGTACCCTTACCGCCCTGGTCTAGCCCTACTTGCCCCCCGCTAGAATATTCTGCGGTACCAGTTGCTGAATAAGGGTTTGGATTATCTTCTGGTTGTGTAGATACTATAACATCTTTCCACTCCACCCTTGATCTACCATATTTCATGTAGTCAGTAAGTACAGGTTCTTGAGTACTGTTTTGATCTCTTGTTTCACAAAGGTAAACAGTTACACCTGGCTTTGGTAAATTAGTAGTTGTTGTACCTGGGGCAGGTTTGGATCTAAAGTAAAGAACAACACTGGTTACGAAAGCATAATCAGACTGTTTTACCGCTGACGAATCAACAGAAAAGGATTGTGCTAAATCAGCTATAATAGCCATAAATTCCTCATTCCCCTAAAATAATTTGTTCTGCTTTTTCAGAACCTGCCTGCCAATAAGCAGGTGCATTAAAGTTTTGTACTTGCAAGGTATTAGTTGATCCAACTGCTGCTTCTGTAGAATCTGAATAATTAATTTCTTTAATAGTTGCAGTATATGAAATTTTAATAATAGCTTCAGCAAAACATCTGGCTACGTTTCTAAAATTAGAAGGTAGAGTTTGATAGCCTGTAAGGCTAGCTGAATCCGTTAATACTAAAGCTTTATTGCCAGCATTTAAGAGACTCCATCTAAACAACTCTTCTTCATTAGTAAAGTTTTGTCTACTTACAGTGTCCCTGTAGTAGAAAACAAACCTTACATGTCCATGATCGTCAGTCATGATATCAGTACTACCATTAGTTAATTTAACTTCATCTCCCTCTATTAATCTGACGCTATTAAACCAGACGTCAAGAGGGGTGGATGTTAAAAGACCTTTAGCAGTAACTACAAAATTTTGTTCTTGTTGCTGTTGTAAAAAAACTTTTCTTTGTTTTGGCATGGTAATCTCTTAATACTATTTATTTGAACAATCTAGCAATTTTCTTAACCACATAGTCCACACCTTGTGCAACTACCGATGTTACTAGTAATACGGTTGTAATACCCCATACAGCATAACCTCTTAGTAGTGAGCTCTTCTCAACCGGCTTAAAGCCCATTGCGCCCATTGCCCAGGAAATTGGTATACCAACTGCCATGATAATCTTACCTGCTAGATTACTTTCTTTTCTCGCACCCATTCTATAAGCCATTTCGTACGCCCATGGCTTAGCTAACCAGCACAAATATTCAATAGTAATTTTAGACGCAACTCTATCATGAGTTTCCTGATCTAACCAGAAGATACAACGTGGACCTAAGCCTTTGCCGTCCATCCAATCTACTACAGTCTGGGCCCATGCAAGATATCCATAGTATGTATTAGGATATTTTTCACGTAGTAATTCTCCAAACTGTTGATCAGCAGCAAAGATGTCTTCTTCTAGCAATCCGAGCTCATATAGCTTAGTACAGATGATCTTACAACCACCGCCGCCGCCACCGCCGCCACCGCTTGGAGGAGGTGGAGGAGGTGGATCTGGAGTGTTGATAACTTCAAGTGTAGCTTGTACTCTAAACTCAGATGGCTCAACGAACATATCACCTGAGTAAACAGCGTTATATCCTGCACCTGTAATAGCAGAAGTAAATTTCTCTTGTCTAATAATAGCTACCTCACTAAAAGGTAACATCAAAGTAGCTTCTTGATTAGATACTTGACCTGGCTCATATAAGTTATGAGATTTTTCATTAGCATTAATTGACACATTAGAGCTAGGTGAAACTTCTCTAGGCTTAATAATGTCAGCTTGTACGTTAGGATCAACGTAATCAAATCTCATTTGGAAGTTATAAGTTGCATCTTCAGGATCTGCAACACCAGCAAGATCATCAATATGGATAAAGAACTCAGGGTTAGAAGTATCTGCACCTTCATATCCGTTAAATTGCTCTACATAGAATCCGTTCTTATGTCTATTCAAATATGGGTCAACAGAGCTTGGAATAAACAAATCTTTAGTCTTGGCTTCTAATTGATTTAAGCTTGTATAGAATTCTATCTGTTCAATCCTTCTTTCCAATTGCCCGATATCCTTCATGGTATATCTTTTTGGCTGGAAAAACTGTGCCACAGTGTTTTCTGAATCTACTGTAAACTGAAAGTCTCTAATTCTTTTAACTGTAGGTTTATCCGTGTACACACCCCTAGACATAAATCCAAGGTTAGTATTGGACGGAATTCTAGCTACAGATGGGAATGGTGGAACTATTACTGTTGCTACAGTCATAGTATCTGATGGTTGTGGAGGTGGTATTAGAGAGCCTTCACGTTGTGGAGTACCTTCAATATTTTTAATAGCCCCGCTACTATCAATAACTATTCTATCTAGTCTTGGTAAATATCTAGTAGCAGAGAACACGTAATCTGAATCAGGTACTGGGAATAATTTATCAGTTATTCCAAATGCAACTGTATTGGAAGGATTAACACTAGCCGATGCAACTGAACCTGTAATAGTAGCAGTAGCAGTAGCGTGCGGTCTAAAATCTATAACATCGCTTAATATGTAAAAATCACCTTTGTTGTCCGTATAGTCAGGAATTTCTAACGGGTTAATTGCAGTGTTACCGAGAGTCGCTCTATTGCCAGTATTACTTGTAACGTATGAATCAACGTTATAGAATCTTCCAGTACCAGAGGTAGTGAATACATCTAGGTTAAGTAGTAGCCAAGCAGATCCGAGTGAGACATCAGCAAAGTTTTTCTTATGTAGATAAGCAAAGTCATAGTAGTCGTCTTTTTGACCCGACGTTACAAAGAAGTATTGACTTACATCAGGATCAGAAGTACTTACAGAAGAGTTAGATCCTAAGTATACTCCGTTCAATCTAAACACATCAGGTAAACCAATACACCAAGGACCAGTAGCACCTGCTGCATTATTAGCAAGACTTAACTTAACGTATACATTACGATTAATTGTCTTAGTAGTTGCCTGTGCTTGAGAGCGCTTTACATCAAAAGTTACAATAGCATTGGATTGACTTTGTAAAGTAAATGTGTTACCGGCCGTGTTTCCTATTAGCCTTACATTTAAAGTTTGACCGCCAGATGTAGTATTAGCGTATAAATTCTTTAGAGATATCGGATGGTATTTTGGATAGTGCAATCTCATAATTGCGCCGTCAGCACTATTATAAGGCCATACTCTATTTAAGATTATATTACCTGAAGATAATCTGTTAGCAACTTTTGCATAGTGAATATCTTCACCACCTGATGTGTTAAATGTACGAATCTCAACATGATCACCAATATCAAAATAAGTATTAATACCTGTAGCAAATACATTATCAGAACCAAGCTGGCAATAAACAGCATAACCTGTTGTTGCGGTTGTATTTGATGTGGGTACTATAATTAAATCGTCTCTCTGTGATGGTGATAATTCAACAGACGGTCCGTATTTAATAGTATCAGCACCACTGACTGAAACTTGTAATGCTCCATTTGTACCAATAACAGCAGATGTATCTACTTTCTTATATGTAAGAGTAGCGTTACTACCTGACTTAAGTGCTTTTGATCCAGTTCTAAAAACTAGTTTACTTTGACTTGGATTATAGAATATAGTACCAGTAGCACCGGTGGATGGAATTAGCTCCTGTATTGGATCAGCAGTACCTTTAGGTGTACCTGGATAGGTAACGTTTTTAATTAACGACGTGCTCTTAGCTGGATTCATCTTGATATCATACAGATACATTCTGTATAATGCTTCTGGAGTACCTGGTACACCTTCATGATGAACTAATGATCTTATTTTACCGGTACCAATTTGAGTACCTGGATCTTGGTCTAGTGTTACACCAATTAGCGGGGCTATGTTTGCTCCGTTAGGCAGGGCAACTAAGTTTGCAGAAATCGGTACACCTACATCTGCAATACCACTAACACCACCTATAGCTTTAAATCCGATAACAGCATCAGCTGCAGTATTAAATTGACCTACTAATGCCTTTAAAATAGCGTTTTTACCGCCAGCGGAAACCGGGGTTAGAGTAGGAGGTTTAGTATACCCTATACCGTTATTAGAGAATGCAACACCAGTAATACCGCCGTTAAAGTCTACAGATGCAACATTACACGCAGCGCCGTACCCTTTACCGTCTTGTGGAGATACAGTAATACTTTCTCCTACTTGATAACCCACACCACCTGAAGTTACTGTTACACCAGAAATACGAGAACCTATTTCTACTTTAGGTACTCCAATGTAATGGCCTGTTCTCCAGGTTGGAGTAAACGTAATACCGTTAACTTCACCTGTTGCAGTAGTAGTAAGTATTGCATTTGCATGTGAATTAGAAATTAAAGTAACAGTAGCTGTATTACCGTTAGCCCAAGCAAAAGCCGTAGCATTTGCGTTAAACGGACCTGTACAATTAACCAACAGATAGGTATTACCTGCAGCATCCCCTTTCGCAACATATGCTCTAGAGTTACCTTGAGATACACTAACACCTAGTGCCGTCGCAACAGTATGTGAAACATTAAGTGTAACATACATGCTGTTAGAAAGATTGTTACCTGTAAAGTAAACTACTCCACCTTGAGCAGCACCAGTTCCTGAGTTAGAATAATTTAATTGCTTACCTGCGGCGACATCTACTTTTGTAAGTTCAAAAGTAGGTACAGTTTTAAATGCAGTTCTAGTACTTGAAACATAACCGTTTCCTGCAGTTACAATTACTGCACCGGTGTTAGCACCAGTGGCTATAATACCAGAGGCTACGTTAGATAATTTAAGGAAAGCTGAATTAGAGGTACTATATGCTACTGCATTAATGGTTTGTGTATTAGGGTCATCTACAATAGCAACAGGGAATGAATTACTATAACCTGTACCACCAGAAGTAATATTAATAGATTTAATAGGTCCAACTGCAGTTAATGTTGGTGGGGTACTGTAAATACCAGGGTTTAAGATGTTTACACCTGGTTGAATTCTTCCTGTAGCATCTGTAGTTATTCTTATCTCAGCACTTGCATCATCCACTACAGTAATATCGGTATTTGTACCAATATAATTTGCAGTATTACAGAGACTATCATTAGCCCCTGAACCAATCGTAACACGGAATGTACCTGTTGTATTAGCAACTACTATCTTATTAACTCCACCACCACTAACAGTTGCAGTAACTAGATTAATAATTGTACCACTGGCAATCGTAGTAGAAGAATTACCTTGTGCAATAACATCACCGATGTTGAAATTAGTAGCACTACTGACAGTAAGAGTGGCGGCACCGGATAGAGAACCGCCAGTCACTCTTAAAGGAACTGTGTTAGTAAAATTAGAACCGCCGTCTACAACTCTTATACCAGTAACTCCAGAAATAACAGTTGCATTTGCAGATGAAGAGTAATTACTTCCTGGTGCTGAAATTGCAATTGAGGTTATACTACCTGTATTATTAGTGGTTAAATAAGCTTCGGCTGCAGTACCGTATACGTCGTTTAATGTAACGTATTGATTATTAGTGTAACCTTCTCCACTACCTCTAATATTAAATCCGTATATACCACCTTGATATGCAGATGGGTACGCTGATAGATATGCACGAGGAGTGTCGTAGAAGTTAACGTTGGCACCGGTGGATGTATTAAAGTATCCAGCCATCTCTTTTACATAAAGAAAGTTACCATAGTTTAAAGAAATGGTCTTTGTGTTAGAAACGTCTGTATCAGTACCTCTTCTAATATCAAGAACAGTATTTCTCTCTGATTCAATTCTCTTTCCCGAGATATATGCAACGCCTGGATCAACAATTAGTTCAGCATAGTCTGTATTAGCTGTTTGTTTATCTTGAGTAGAAGTAATAAATGTATCTAGAACGTAATCACCAGCGCTTTCAGAAGTACGTCTTTCAAATTCTTTAGCTAGAGTATTATAAACTGTAGATTTATTTTGTTTGAATGGAAACCCATCTCTAAATTCTACTAAAGGTAAGAGCGAGTTATTAGCTGCCGCTGACGACACATTCAATGTAACTAGGGTAGGTACCATTTTTAAACGATTGGCGCCTGGAGCTGCCTCGTTTGGTGTACCTAATGCATTATCCAATAGTGTACTATCTACACTACTATTAACAATACTTTCATCAGTCGTAAACGCAACTATAGCATCGTTTACATAAGAGGAATAGGAATTTACAATTAATGTCTGACTGTCAACTCTTAAGAATTGTCCCTTCTGATACACAATACCATCTGTTACACTAAAAGCATATCCATTACCTGTAGGTGTAGTGCCGCTAGCGTTAAATGTACCATCAAGTACAGTAACTTGAGACTTGTAGTTTCTAGGTAAGAGATCTAAATTAGTTAGAACTCCAGTTGCAGATCTAACCGTTACATACGGTAAGAATGAATAATTAGACCCCGACGATACCATAGAGATATCGTTAATAGTACCCTGACTATCTGTTGTAAGAACGGCAGAGGCACCTGCACCTAGGATAGCAACCACGTTAGCAGTATTAGATGCACCTTGTATAACATTATATCCTACTGATGTAGTCCATTTGGTAGATGTTACTGAGGTATTGGATAAATCTGTTTGAATTGGCTTAACAGAAAGAATTTTATAGTTAGTATCTGTATAGGTAACAGAAGAAGTATCCCCGTTAGCCTCTACGGTGGTTAGCGTAACGGAGCCAAAAGAAGAATTAACAGAGAGAACATTTAAATTAGCGGTCGCGGTTTCTATAGTTTGAGAGATATTATTACCAGCACCAATTGTGCCATTGGTAAACTCTACTAAAATTTGACTTACTATTTGAACGGTATCAGAATTAGAGAATCCTGTACCTCCATTATTAACATCTATACCAAAGATATAGTTTGCATCACTGTAGATAGTTAGGACTTCTGAATTACTAAAAGCTGAGTAGGTTCCATCGTTACCTGAGTTCATGTAACGAAGGTATAGGTAATTTACATCAGGGTCACGGGATTTAAAACCTGTCTTATAATTAATAATCTTAGCAACAAGATTTGCAGAGTTTCTAATACTATAACCGTTATAACCTGGAAGGTCAACTGGAAGACTGTCTACCTGTACATCATCAATTTTAACGTATTCATATCTCTCATTAAAGTTAAAATTGACACCGCTAATAATAGTGCCGCTTTTAAATATGTGATCACCAAAACGCTCAATTTGATTCTGAAGTATTGTTTGAAGCTGGGTCAGCTCGCGGGCCTGTACGGAAACGCCAGGTCTAAAAAGAATCTTGTAGTAATCCTTATCTTGATCGTAGTCGTCAAAATAAGGGGAAATATTTAAATTTGTCTCTATAGGCATCGTGACCTCTTAAAACTCCAAAACAAGTCTGATAGTTTCTGATTGTGATATGGATCTAGATATAGGATCGCTGCTTTCTATGTATAGAAGTTTACCGCTGTTTTTTACTATATCTGGGGTATACTTAGTTGTTACATTTGCTGTCGCCTGGCTATCTAAACCTCTAACTGTATTTAGCGTGCCAGCGCCAATGTATCCAACTTCTCCTGTGTAATAAATTACTGTGGAGTTTGCTTTGTGAATAATTCCAGAGGAACTCGTAGAAGATTGAACTAATCCTTCATCCTCCACAAATGTACCTGATATGTTACTAATATAGATTCTGCTTCTAGCATCAAAGGTCTGCCAGTTATTAAAATCTTTTGTATTTTCACCTACTGTAATATTTGTAACGTTACCGATAGCCCCAGAATCCGCTCCTATGACTAAAAGCCCTTCTACAAATTTAGGTTCTGCGTTTGTTAGATATAAATCACCGCCGGAATAACCTGATCTAACACCCACGGCTGTAACAGTTGCTAATGCAAATTTAGTAGCTGTACATGAAAAAGATACATTTGAATTAACTTGTATATGAGTAGTATTGACCGCAGTTACTGTTCTAATACATTGCACACTATTAGTAGTATCGTAGAAATAAACATAATCTCCAACTCTCACACTATTACCAATGTCAAAGACTGACCCAGAGGTATTAGAGTAATTATTAGAAGAAGAGCTTACATTAAGAGTTCCAAGTAGTGTACTATATTTAAATTGATAGATATTTTCTGTACCAGAAGTTGCGCCTTGTTCACCGCTCAATGAAAGAGTGACATTATCAAAGTATGGATCTTTTAAGATACTAATTTTTCTATAGTCATTATTGACAGGAATATAGCCTGTTTCGTTAGTTTGATATTGTACAGATATACCAAGCTTGCTGCTGCCTAATTCTTTTGCAACATCATAGCCGTGTCCACCAGCTGGAGTAATAATTGGTACTAGAACAGCAGCGTTGGATGCAGCGTTTGAAGTTCCAGTATTTCCTATAACGGTTGCAGTGGCATACGTGTAGCCAATACCAGTGTTAACCATCACTACACCAGTGATAGGGTATGCTGGAGTAACTGATGTTGTATTTACTACTGCATATGCTAGAGCCCCTTCTCCATCTCCTGTAATATATACTTCCGGTCTAACAAGATAAGAAGTAGTATCGTCCGGAGTAGTATCAAAAGCTTCATCAATTGTAGCAACTCTTGCTGATGTAAAATCTATAATACGACGCATTTGACCGGCACCTACACCTTCATTCAAATAGAGAACGCACCCAGTATAAAAATCCGTGTTGCTAGAAGATGTACCAGTCAGTCTGTAAGTAGTGTTGTTAGATACTTTAACGTCGCCAGAAGTAAATGTTCCATTTACAGAAGAATAGTAGCTTGAACCGTTAGATGTAATATCAACAGTAAGAATAGAATGGTTTACAGTATTACCTTGAACAGCAGTATTACTGTATACAGGCATGTAGTTAGAAGTAGCAAACTTTTCAAATGTAGTTTCGGATACTTGATATAAGAATTTCCAAACATACCCGTCAGCAGTTTCAAAATAATCTGCCTCTGCATCGGTATCAGTAGGTGCTTGTGTTGAGGTAGAATCAAAGTTATTATTTAAACATTTGTATATGTTGTATACCGATCCATTTTTATGCACCACATAAAATTGCTTGTCATATAATGTTTCATCTAAATGAGAGTATTTGGCATACACCGTGTTAGAGGTCCAGGTATATTTGTTTACCATCAAAGCAATATCGCTGCTTGATATTTTTTTACCAAAAATTAATTCATTATAATAATCTATTTCAGTTTCTTTTACAGAATCGTAGAGGGTAGGGATATTATCGTCTCCCGAATCATATTCTGTATGACGGGATGCAGTTACGTAATACACGTTATTAGCCGGCTCAGTCAACGATTCGTATAACTGATTTGCTACGTGTCCTCTAAAATTTGAAAGTATTGTCTTTGCCATTTTTGTCTTTAAAAATGATATTTATTAACTGATTGTAATAGTGTTTGAAGTACCTACTACATTGGCTGTCAAACCAACAGTTTCTGTTTTTATTACTCTACCAAAATACTTAGTACCTGCAACGTGTAGAACTTCTTTTAATACATCTGCATACGTCTCTAAAGGTATTGCTGACTGTACCTCGTAAGAGTATTCTTGATAGTAATCACCATCAAATATTTTTTTAGAATCACTTAAGAAGCCATCAGTAGATGCGTATCTACCTTGTGCTACACCTTGTCTATTAACAGTAGCTTTAGCTGTACCAACATAACCAAGTTTGTTTGTCATACTTACAGTCTCATCTTGTATGTATCCAAGGCCAGAATCAATAACATCAGCAGCAACTAGGCTACCGGTAGCAGCAACAACATTAGCAGATATACTAGAATTGAGTCCTATTGGTAATGCCCCTTGTTCATCATATACTGATGTGGTATTTGCAATAGTACCTGAAGTAGTACCTATGATAGCGGTGCCGTCTCCTTTAAAATCATTAAACATGGATAAACGTCTAATTAAGACTCGACCTGAAATTGCACCAGTATAAAAATCTGTTATTGAAATTGCGCCTTTGACATATCCCTTATACACTAAATTATTAGAAGTAGAATTAGTACTAGCCACGTTAATTGTGGCTAAAGAAGCTCTACTATAATAATTACCTGACGTAAAACTAGCGCCGGTAGTATTTTCTAAAATAATGGAGTAGGAGTTACTAACCGCATTATACTCTGATGAATAAACATACCCATAATTTGAAGTATTGCTTTCCTTATAATATACATCCCCAACCCTAGGTAATACTGGTTTTGTATTTGCTGTTAAAATAGCGTCAATGTAAGCAGTTAGAGATTGCCCTGTACCACCTGTTACTCCTACTAAAGGTGCAGTAGTATATCCAATACCATTATTAGTAAACGTTATGCTGGTTATAGAACCAATAGTATTAGTTGTAATAGTAGCTACTGCATTAGTGGTCGCACCTCCACCAGTAAATGTAATGCTTGCACCGTTAGTATATCCAGAGCCTGGATTATTAATATTAATTGCTCTTACTTTACCTATGTCCGCCGCTGCACCTTTTACTGTTAGAGATGCAGCATTGGTTATACCAACACCGTTGTTGGCATATGTAAAACTAGTTATAGTGCCGTTGGCATTAGTATTAATAACTATATTGGCCGATTGCACAGAGCCTGGTACTGGTAGCATTATACCCCCTAACCAAGCCCCTATCTTTATATTATAGGTATGAAAGGTATTAATAGCTTGCCCGTTAGTATACCCATATCCCCCGTTAGTTACAGTAACTATATTAATTTGAGAATTACCTGATATAGTGTTAGCTGTAAGAGTGCGATATAATTTAGTTTGGGACTGCGTTACTAACTCACCTTCAGTAAACATGCCTGTTGAATTTGCATATTCAATAAAGAAATCTTTTTTATCATAGTAAGAAACAGTTTTTTCTACTGGAAGTACAAAAGGATCTACATTATAATTTTCACCTGGGTTAATATTAGTCAATGAGCTAATAGAACCAATGGTTAATAATTTTGTACCTAACAAGTTGTTAAGTGGGGTATTAAGAGTGCCTGTAACATCTTTATTAAACCCGTACGGGAAAAGCGGTACTACATTAGCACCAGAACCAGTAGGTAGGGTAATTGTAGGTAAAGATGAATATCCATTTCCAGTGTTTGCAGGATATACTGCAACAATTACTCCGCTATTGCTAGTTACAATTTGTAAGTTAGCAGCAAGGGAAGGGGAGCCACCTGTCGTAGTAGTGTAAGAATTTGTATATCCAGTACCCCCGTTTGCAACATACGTATCAAGTATGTAATTGTAACCGGAGTTAACACCAGTTAACTTTAACGTTAGATAAGGTATAGTGTATGAGCTTGGACCGTCGTTATTAGCTGCTAATCTTTCTTCACTAACAACTACAGTTTCAGAATTTTCTATTGTACCTACCGTAGCATTAGCACCGCTGCCTGAAGAAACGGTTAATACTTTGTAAGTAGTATTAGCTGTCTCTACACCATTCAAATAACAATTGTTACCTGCGTAGAAGGTATTAATTACATCAATCATGCCAATATACCCAGTATTACTTACACTAGTGGCAAATAAAACGTTAGATCCAATTAGTGTACCGACTGCAGATACGTCGGTGTTGCTTATGATAGTAAACTTACCTCCAACGTTTGCCGACCCAATAATAGTTGCGCGTTGACTGGTGTTAGAGATATTAACTACGGTATTACCTTCATACCAAGGAGTAGAGTTACTTGATTGTATGGTTATTAAGGAAGTAGTATTAACTGATGTAACTTGGGAGTTTCCAAGAAATGTGGTTGTATTAGCACTATTAGGATAAGCTGAAATTATAGAAGATGTAGTAAATGTGCCCTGCACGTTAGAGAGCATTAAGTAATTTGTGTTAGCTTGATTAAAATTTGAACGCCATGGAACCCCTGCTACAATACCATTAGCTGTACTACCCTGTCTTACAAATTGTCCAGGCGCAAAACTACCCGCAATAGAACTGACATTGAGCGCAAGTACTACAGAATTAGCAACACTTAGTACCGTGGCGGTATTGTATGAGTTACCGTACGTTGCATTAGATTGCTGTAACACTAATCCAGTAGATAGTGTGCTGTTGTTTACCGCAAGTATCTTTAAACTGCCATCATAGAAGTAAGTGTTGGAGGCTACTATATCTCCAGAAAATTTAGGTCGATTAATAGTAACGTTTGCAGTGTTTGAGCTTCCTGTTTGCTGTACTACTACTAAAGAGGCTTGTCCAGATCCCGCTGCATTATAAATTACACTCCCATTAGATAAGCTGCCAGTGACGGAGGTTACTGGTATACTTAATAAATTTTGACTAACGGTTTCAAATAATAATATAGTATTAGAAGATGCTGTGTCATATTTTTGAACGTTCAACATCTTTTGAGAAACTAATACATTGGCTGTATTAGAATATCCAAACCCTCCACCAAAATTAGTTACTGGTGTAGGAGTTGATACACTGATTATTAACCAATTAGTTAATACATATGTAAATGTAAAAAATTTAAACGTAACATTATAAGGAAGATATTCTATAATGTTACCGGTTCTAGGATCATTCCAAAGTGATGTATTACCGCTCTGACCAAGATATGTAATTTGATTTCTAGGAGCCGGAGTAGATCCTAAGTAAGCAGAGCCAGCTGGATATGTAATGTCTGTTATTGCAAAATTAACTAGACCAGTTTCAGTAGCTACCTCTGTAATTAATGCTTTACCTCTTATTCCATTATCTGAAACAATATTAACAACCTCACCAACTTCAAAGGATTGTCCTCCAGAAGTTATAGTTAGAGAGTTTAGAGAGCCAGTTATCTTAGGGGCGTCTAGAATAATACCATTATCTGTAACTAATTCACCTCGTGAAAAATTGCCTCTAACGTTGCTTAAGTATAAAACATCAACTGTTTTTCCGCTAACTTGTCTAGTAACTAAATCCTCTACAAACGCTTTTGCACCAGACTTTGTACCAGTTATTTCTTTGTTTAGTAGAGATGGGTTTCTAGTAGATTTAGTGACTTCGATATATTTCGGTAATACCCATTTACCTGAGGAGGCTTTAAATATGTCCCTGCTCGGCAAATATACTTCTGCTGAAGTACCGTAAAGCAATCTGAACAAAAGGTCTACAGATTTTTCACTACCCTTACTTTTGTATAAATCATGGGCAGCTTTAATAAGTAATTTCTTATTTGATAGAGTACTAAATTGAATATTCTTTAAATACTTTTCCTTGAAGTATACAATAAACTCATCTAAAGTTCTATCTACATCTCGGTTATCTAAAAGAGTTCTTGAGTAGTACGCTACCTTGCCGGCAACATCTACACCGTCTACTTCAGCTATTTGAGTCTCAAGCCATCTGTAATATTCTTCTGCAAAAAGAATAAACAAAGGACCTTCGTCCTGATAGAATGCAGGAAACTGAGACTTAACTAAAGGACTAATAAACTGTTCTACTTGACTCATTATGCTCTTATAGCTTCTACAGTTACATTAATATCGGCATCTCTAATTTCTAGGATGACATTTTTGGTAGAGAAGATGTCTTTGGTTAATGCATCTACAAATATTCTTACACCTTCACCCTCATAGCTGTCTACAATAAATCCATTTAAGTTAATGACTCCGGAAGTGTAATTAACTGTACCTACTTGTTTTACTATTTGATGAGAATTGTTAACCAAACTAACAATATTTAATATACCCAATCCATCATCTTCTATTAAGCACTGTCTATTGTTATAGGTAAAGTATGAGGAGGTAATAGCACTTACTTCATTAGGTAAATTAAACGGAGTAGAGTTATTAAAGTTAGATAACTGAAAACCGTAGTTTATTGTGTAATTAGCCGCTTGAGAAAGCGATGGGACTATAGTTTTAAATGGTCGTATGAAGGTGTCATTACTAATAATACTGAAGTGGGCTGCATCAATAGCTTCTACGAACCGACTAAATCGTAATGTCTTTTTAAAATCATTAAGGTAGTCAGCGTTGAATTGTGATACAGCAGACGTAACTAAGGTTTTAATATCACTTAGTTTAAGACTGGTTTGATTAATACCGTATCTAACATTAGTATCCACTTCAAGAAACAAGTATTCAGGGTCAATGAATACAGGATCAATGGAGAGCGGTGAACGTGGTTTAATGAAGTTGTACAGCTCGTCTTTTAAGCCTTGAGGAGTCCCGTCAGCGTTATTAACGTCGACAGAAATGTACACCTTACCGTATTGAGGGGGATCTAGCTCTTCACCACCAAACGCTGATACTGCTGATATGACGGGAAAATTGGATCTTAGTAAATTTTCATAGTCAGATGTTGTAACGGCACGGTCTTGGTTTTGATAGTATCTTGGAGCATTAAATTTAATAGAAGCTACAGTTTCGTTAATTGCACCGTTGTAAGCGCTCTTTGTAGTTATAATGTCCGATATATTATTCTCACCTTGTATGCTGGAGTCAATATCAAATAAGTCTGAACCGTTAGCAAGTTCTCCAGAACTGATCCTATATTCTACTACTACAGTAGCGCCATTTTTTGGTCTTCTTGATATAACATCATCTCCAAATATTAATTCATATTGCTCGTTTTCTGCACCCTGCAAAAAGTAAACTTTTGAATTAGCATTTAGTCCAAGGAAGGATGATGCTTTAGTGTATGTAATTGCATTAGCGCCATTATTCTCATAAACAGTAACTAGTAGGCTTCTTGTATCTACTGTAGGATTAGATAATACAAATCTTTGAGTGTTGTTTGAAGAAACATATACAAAGGATTCAGTCAGGTAAGTACCTTCATAAATTGTTAAATCAATATCAAACACTCCATTACTATTAATAGATACAACTTTATTTTCTTCTGTACTAAAAGTGAATGTATTACTTCCGATTCTAGAAGTAAAAGTTTGTCCTCGCGGAATAATTAATTGAGTAGTAGTAACACTAGAAGGCGTTACAGTAAAGTTAATATCTGCCTCAGATGATCTGTATGATCTAGGCACGTAGTTTAACTCTTTACTATGGGATACCACACTATCTCTTAACTGAGCGGTATCTAAGAACATCTCGCGCGAGATCATATTTAAATAGAAAGAGTTTAGATACGTGTTGTACGCCAATACATCTAACATGCTCGCCATGTTAGAGCCTTCAAAATCATAGTCCTTGAAAGGGGAATTTGATCTTCTTAAATATGTCTTTAAATTATCCTTGATCGTATTGAAATCAAGGCTAACTAAATCTGCTGTGGTGTTAGCCATTAACGTGTCCTATCTAATAGTATGTCAAGTACTATAGGGTCTTCTTTGTTATAGATTGAAAAAAGTATTCTAACAGTATATGTATTAAGCTCTGGAACCGCTGATACGATGACTTGAATTACTTGGGCTCGCTTTTCAAAATTCTCTATAGTTTTTTGTATAGCGCTTTGAATTGCACTCTCTGTACCTGGACCAATATTCTCAAACAGGTTTTTAGATATACTGCTACCAATATATGGATTGAATAATCTTTCACCTCTATTTGTTAATAAAAGATTCCTAATTGAACGTTTAACTGCTTCTTCATTAAAGAAAACAGTTAGGTCTTTCTTGCTCGGTTGAGGATTAAATTCAGTATCAAAGTCTGCATACACTACCTTCTTTAAAGATAGTGGGGAATAGAGTTCTGCTCTTCTAATAGCTGCCATTATGCTGCCTTTGGTTTAATATCGTTAACATTCACTACACAAAATTTAATTGGTAGATTAACCGCCAACCAGTCAAACCCAAGTCCAAAAAACCTTAACACAGATAAAACAGCATCAATAAATTTTTTAATTAAATTAACTACAAAATTATTTAACCATGCTACCATATCAGTCATAATTTTGTAAAAATCAATATTAGGAATTTTTACATTGCTTAGAGGCAGCTTCCAGTCTAAAGGGCTACCAAATATCGGTAGTTTAAACTTCTCAATAATTGCAACTAACTGTGCATAAGTTGCTTTAGCTACTCCGTAAATTTCTGCTGCAAGTTTTTTTACTAGTCCAACTAGATCATTTAATGTAGGAGGATTGATAAAATAATTTAATACCTCATTTAAAAATGCCTTTATAGCATTTTCCCATGTTACTAGAGTCCATAAAGTACCTTGATTGTAAGCAGTATAGATTTTTAAAGCTGCTGTAATAAGATCAATGATTTGTTTGATTTTTTTAATCACCTCTCTTACTAAACCATCTACTATAGACTTAACCAACATAGCAATTTCTTTAGCTTTATTAATCACTGAATCAAGTAAAGGAAAGGTAATACCTAAAGCATTTAGAATTTTCATTAGCGTATCTTTAGCGCTATCATATAATCTAGTGACAATTTGAGTTAAGGTTGTATAGATATCTTGTCTAAAAAGGTCTCTTACCGATAACTCTAAAACTGGTAATTTAGTGTCAAGAAAGGCGCCCCCTAAAGCTTGTAAAAGGGCTAGTAGTTTATCAAATACTATTTTAAGGATATCAATACCTCCATAGCTGAACATTCTACTAATAGTTTCTTTTATATCAATTAGCGGGTTGATAAGCCCTGATGTATTACAATACCATCCAATAAGTGGAAATTCTAATCCTACAACTCTTTGGTTTCCTTTTGGAAAATTTACAGACACGGTATCATACATGTTTTGCATGTTTAGAGTGGATGATGGATCTAATCTAAAAGAGCCGTCTATATGATCTATTTGCATGTTACGCGTCTAAAAGAATTGTTTGTCCCGACCCTGCAGTTATTACAATACTGCCCTCGGATGACATATTAATGTTGCCTTTAACAAATATGGTGTAGTCTTTAAGTGAAATCTCTATCCTATCATCTACTGATTTGTCTACTCTTCTACCTTTGTTATTAACTTCGGTATAGGTACCAGATTTGTGATAAATGTGAATTCGCTCGTTATCTGGAGTATCATCTAACTCTATAACGTGCCCACTCTTGGATCTAATAACCTTATTGTAAGGATATTTAGCGCGCGAGGCTGACGGTGGCTCTGGACCATCTTGTTTTTTAACTATCTTTGATCTACCTAATGCTTCGTCAGGAAGATCATTTGTATTGTCATCTCCAACTTTTTCCTTACCTGCAAGAGTGCCTAGAATAATAGGGTAATTGCCGTCTCGCCCATCCATAAAGAACCCCACAACCGTGGTTCCTAATTCCATACCGGTTGCAAAAGATCCAACCTTTTTCAAGCTTGCACTTGAAGTTGGTAATAAAATAGTAGCCCAGGGTAAAGCACTTGTAGGTACTTTGGTTTTTTGATCTGGGTGAATACCTTGAATACGAACCTTAACTCTACCGGTTTTTTCTGGATCTTCTAAATCCTCAACCGTTCCAATAAACCATCTAAAGCCTTCATCGCCAATATTAAGTGTTGTCATTGCAATCCATTCCCTGCTTTTAATCCAAGCTTATTACAATCAAATGCTATTCTATGTCTGAATTTTTTATCTTCTACGTAAATTAAATGTCTTAATTTAGTAATCATATAGTTGCCAGAAAACCTTACATCCATCTTTCCTTCATCACCGCTAAGACCGGATGTAGTAGGCATGTCTAGATATATTACGTCTGATACTTTTAATGCACTGTCACCTTGAACTAAACATCTCATTACATTTTCAGAAAATAAAGCATCATAAGCATTAGTATGTCCAACTAATTTACCTAATTGATCATCTGGCCTTGCTGAGTCTTTAGGTAATAAAAATTTTCTTGAACCTGCTTCATACTGATTAACAAATTCTAAACTGTTAGGTAGTTTTGCATCAGGGTCGGTTGTTTTAAATTTTTGAAATTGTTCAGATAATTTAAACTGAACATCCACGGTTTTTTTAGTAAAGATATCAAACGTACGTATTGTACTGGATACTGCTCCTGATTGTAACTTGGTATAAGTATCAAACGTAGCGAGTCTTTCCATTTTTATAATATTTCTGTATTCAGCTACTTGTCTGGCTTCATCAGATCTATCACCAGCTGCTACGTTTGGTCCATGAGTGAATCTAAGCTTTAGACCGCTTGTAGGGCTGTCTATTTTTGCTATACCTTCTCTTAGGATATATTCAATACTCTTGAAATTAAACCCGTCTTGATTCTCATAGAACAAATATGGTCCGCCTCCTGTAGCAGATAAACTTATAGACTTTTGTCTTAAAAAATCAATAGCGGCTAAAGGGCTTAATCTGGGTACCACTATTTCATTGATACCTCTGGTAGGTTCAACCACAACATTTTTTTTAGTTTTAATTTCACTAGTAAGAATATTTTTAACAATTTCACTAATGGTAAGTTTATAACTGTTTTCTATTCTAATATTTGAATTAATAAAATGCTCATTAGATATACATTTCAATAAGTAAGTAGATGACTTTACATTATCATCTACTATAATACTATCCATTTTATTTATTCTAAAATTATAAGTAGCAGCCTTTGGATGGGCAGGTGAAATAAAAGTCACTTTGATAAACTCTTCACCTATTATAGGAAATGATGTTTGAAGACCTATAGCATCTTTTAACACAATCTCAGCGTACACTGTAGGCTGATCAATCTCTTCAAAGATTGACATAGTGAGTAACAAATTAGTAATATCTACTTTGCTTTTGCCATTTGAACTGGTCAGCTCAAGGGCTTGAATCTTTATATCACCATTTTCAAACTTATTACCTGCGGCTGTCATAGAAGAGATACCATTTCTTTTTCAATCTCATCCACATAGCTTCTATCAATAACTCTTATATGTTTTCTCGATTCATTTATTTCTGACTCGTAATCAAAAGCACTAACCGCCGACCAGTATATTAATTCATCTGATGGTATATCTGTACTTAACGTATTTACTTCGCTTACTGTTAACGTTAGAGTGGTGTTATAGCTCTTGGTTAAAGTAGCAGTGGTGGTAAATTCTCCATCAATAGCATACAAAATAACCGTGGTGTCATCTAGAATAGTTTTTATATAACCAGAGGCAGTAATATTTAATGCACCATCAAATTGTCGTACTCTTTCACCCTCTAAAAGCCCAGTTGATGAATCAACAGTTAGAGATAAAATTTTATTTGTTTCTACCACGTAATCAATTGGCTTGCGTACATAATGAATAACTCTATTATTATTACCCACTACCGGTTGCCAGTATTTTTTACGTGAAGATGGAGTAATGCTGTCAAAGGCTTCCGGAGATAGCATTTGATCATCACCATACCAATTGACCCTATAAAATAAAATTTGCTCAGTTGCTTTTTCTATAGTGCCGTATTTCTTTACTATGAATTTTTTAAAGTCTCCGGTGGGCATAGGCCATTGATAGTACGGATCAATAATATCATTTGCCAAATATATTAGCCAGGAATATCTGGCATCACCATAATAGTCTGCAGCAATATGATCTGGACGCTCACCATCCTTTACAACATAAGGATAGAATACGTTAACGTTATTTTTAACAACATCTCTAATCTTAACACTTGCTAATAAATTGATAGCAGGATTGTCAAGATAATTAATAACAGGAAAATTTGTAAAATATGTATACATGTCTTATGAGGTATTAAGCAACGTTATTTGGTAGTACTGCGTCACCAGTTGAGAGAGTTGGTTGCTCTGAATCTCCAGTATCGGCCTGAGCAGAAGCTGATTCACCTGACTCCGTAACTTTGTATTGCTCTAGAATATCTTCTCTTAGTATTGGAGCAATTTCACCAAACTGCAATGCTACTTCTATTTCAACCGGCTCATTAGTACCGGCAAAGAATGCTGGTGTCCCTTGAGGTGCGTAATTAACAGTCATATTTTTAAGGAAACATCTCTTTATATAATAGAGGTTATCCAATGCAGGACCAAAAGATATATCACAAGTATCAGGAAAGTTAAATAACGGTATTGCACCTCCAGCTGTTCTAGGTGCATCTGGGTGCATTCTAATTTTAAATGTTCTAATAATCTTTTTAAGTAATAAACTCTCACTGGCACTGTTTGGTGAAAATCTATAAGTAAAACTATGTTCTCTTAGATTAACTCCAGTAAATTGTAGTGCTTGGAATGGATTTAAGACTGTACCTGATACTCTATCCACTGCATTACCTGCACTATCTGAAATACTACCTATAGCACCGCGTCCAAGGTACATAAGGTTTTGAGGTGCACCCATGTTTAATCCAAAATTCTTACCCATTCGCTCC